GCGTTGCCAAAGCTATGAAGGCCCTGTGGGCCTCTGATGCTGGCAAAGAGAAGATGGCCGCCCGTGATGCCCTTGTGGCTGAACAGAGAGCTGCCGATCCCACAAAATTCCTACGCACTGGCGTCCCCACTGGGATGACCAAGGCCACCGCTGCTCCTCTATGGGCGGAAGCACGCCTTAAGGCAGACAGGTTTATTCAGAAGATGAAAGACGAAGAACTTATTCCCGCGATTGTCGTCCCCGATAGCGATGAGGCACGCGCCGAGGCCGCCATTAAGGAAGTCTTTATCCTAGCGGTAGGTCCCGGCAACAGCCAGACCAAGATTGCCGCCGCTCGGACTGTTCTTGAGTGGACCAGGGCCAAGCCTGCTTCGAAGCAGAACATTACGCTAGAAACTCCTGAACAGTGGCTCGCTTCCATTGCAGCCAGTTGACAAGGAAGTCCTTCTAGCAACGCGCAAGCGTCTCTTAGAAGACTTCGAGTTCTGGGCCAAGAATTGCTGCCAAGTACGTACCAAAGAAGCCACCATCGTCCCCCTGGTACTGAACAAGGTCCAGAAGCGCTTCTTAAAGTCCATGACGGATCAGTTAGCAACCAAAGGCTACATCCGTATGGTCGTCTTGAAGGCCCGACAGCAGGGCTTATCAACGGTCATTTCAGCTTACCAGTATTTCCAACTCTCGCAGCACAAGGCCCAGAAGGGTCTCGTGATGGCTCATGAGTCCGAAAGTACGGCGAGCCTTTGGACAATGTATCAACGAATGCACGACAACGCTCCTGCACTCGTTAAGCCGAGCCACAAGTATTCGTCCAAGACTGAACTCGTGTTCGACAAGCTCGACACAGCGCTTCGGATTGCGACGGCTGGTGGACGTGGCGTCGCGCGTGGTGAGACCCTCACTGTGGCGCATCTGTCTGAAGTGGCCTTCTGGCCTCCTGCGTTCGCCGCAGCAAACTTCAACGGCCTCGTACAGGCTGTGCCTGACATGCCTGGTACTGCTGTGTTTTTGGAAAGTACAGCGCAAGGGATGGTTGGCAAGTTTCGTGAGATGTGGGTAGGCGCTGTCAAAGGAAAGAATGGGTACATACCGTTCTTCAGTGCATGGTTCGAAAGTTCGGAATACAGAACCACTGCCCCTGCTGACTTTGTGAGAACTCCAGATGAAGAGGACCTCATCAAGACGTTTGGTTCTCAAGGCCTCACAGACAACGATCAACTGTACTGGCGACGTCTAAAGATCAACGCCAGCGGGATGGACCTCTTCATGCAAGAGTATCCTGCCACACCAGACGAAGCTTTCATCTCCACCGGAAGACCCGTGTTTAATCCTGACTACCTCCATAAGAGGCTTCAGGCTCCTGTGACACCGTTGAAGCTGATGGCTGTGGACTTTGTTGATGACGCTTCCCCTGTCGGAGTTCTAAACGAAAACGCACGAGGTGAGCTTCGCGTCTATCATGCTAGAGACAGCAAAGAAACCTACGTTATCGGTGCCGACGTTGGCATGGGACTTAAGAAGAGCAGTGGCGACAAGCGCGACAGTGATGAGTCAGTTGCTCAGATACTCGACAGCCAACTTAGGCAAGTCGCGGTCTGGAGTGGCGTTGTTCATCCTGATGTGTTCGCCAAAATTCTGATTACGCTTGGCTACCATTATAACGGTGCGCTTCTAGCTCCAGAACGCAACAATCATGGCCTCGTGACTTGCATCAACCTAAGAAACTTCGACTACCCGTACATCTACACCGACGTGACGGAAGGGACACTCGATCCCGGACGTGACACGATCAACATCGGGCACTTCACATCCGAGAGGACGAAGCCCCTAGTCATTGATAAATTGAGAGCCTCTGACCGCGACCGCGACATCGAGATAAACGATACGCAGACGCTTGAGCAGATGCTCTCCTATGTCGTGACTGAGGCTGGGAAGATGCAAGCTGAAGACGGTGAACATGATGATCATGTGATGGCTCTAGCCATTGCTAATTACGTCCACGATGGAAAATGGAAACCTGTTAGCTTCAGCGACGACGCATACATCAAGGCGATCTGACGAAGAGAAGAAGGCAAAGAAGGCGCAGTACGCAAGAGAGTGGCGAGAGAGAAATCCTAACGCACATCTTTTGAGAGATAGAGAGAAGTCAGCGCGTTACCGAGCAAAGAACAAAGACGCCATATACGATAGATGCCTTGCTTGGAGACAAGCAAACCCTGAGAAGATCAGAGGTTACTCCTTAAAATACAAGTTTGGGATAACTCCAGAAGAGCAAGATGCTCTGTTAGTTTCCCAGGGAAGCGTCTGCGCTATTTGCGCCACAGACACTCCCACCAAAGTCGGTTGGCACACCGACCATTGTCACGAAACAAAAGCAGTTCGAGGCATCCTCTGCCACCACTGTAACGTCATGCTTGGCATGGCACGTGACAACCCAGAAACGCTCCTCAAAGCAGCAGAATACCTAGGAAAATAAATGGCAAAGAAGCCCGCTGTTTTAAGCGACGGCGATATTATGACGCGGGTAAGTGCCAAGGCCTCGGACTCAGTGACGTGGTACGACAGCAAGCTCTCTCGCGAACGAGAAAGGGTGGCCCAGTACTATAACGGAGCCTACCCAAAAAGGCAGAACGACGGATCGTCGAGTTACATTTCAACAGATGTCTATGATTCCGTAGAAACCTTGAAGGCCACTCTGCTTGAGACGTTCTCTGGTGGTGACGACATTGCACAGTTTGATCCTGATCAGGCCATGAACGCTGAGGCGTGCAGAGCGGCTACGCAGTTCGCATCCTACGTTATCTTCAGACAAAATAGTGGGCATGATCTTTTCAACAGCGTCATTCACGACGGGCTCACGGCTCGCGCTGGTATCGCCAAAGTCTATTGGGAAACCAAATTTGACTACAGCGACGAAGAGTTCGAAGGCCTTCCCTATGACGATGCCCACGCCGTGGCCTCACACGATGAGGTTCATGAGTTTGACGGCACGCATGATCCAGAGACTAACACTTACGCTGGAACGCTAACGCGTAAGAAGGATTGCTCCAAGGTCACGATGGACCCTGTTGCTCCTGAGGAGTTTCTAATTGCACCTCGCTCCGTCAGCATCGCGAAGGCCACCTATTGTGGTCATCGTACGCTGAAGACGAAGGCTGAACTAATTGACGCAGGCTACAACAAGAAGAAGGTAATGAGCTTGCGCTCGGATGATCCCAAACAAGTTGATTTTAGTCCTGAAGCGCTTGCTCGTAACGAGCCCGTCGAAAGCCAGCAGGCTACTAACGATCCTGTGCAGGAAGAGCTTGAGATGGTTCTACTGTATGAGAGTTACGTGCGCATTCAGATTGACTCCACCAAGGGGGTGCGTCTTTATAAGATTTGTCACGTAGGTGACGTCATGCTCGAAGAGCCTGAAGAAATCGACAAGGCACCGTTCCTCACTTACGTGCCACTGCCGATCCCACACATCTTCTTCGGTAACTCCTTCGCAGCCAGGGTCATCCCAACTCAGAACGCGAGAACGGTCCTCACACGAGCCGTTCTAGATCACGCGGCAATCAGTACCAACCCTCGCTGGCAAGTAGTCAACGGTGGTCTTATGAACCCCCGGGAACTCCTAGAAAACCGTATGGGCGGTTTAGTAAACGTGCGCCGTCCCGAGACAGTCACACCCCTAGCCCAGAATAACCTCAATCCTTACGTCCTCAACGTCCTGCAGCTACTCACGGACAACAACGACAAGTCCACGGGTGTCTCAGCTCTCTCTGCAGGCATCAACAAGGACGCGGTGTCCACTCAGAACTCCTCGGCTCTGATTGACAACATGATGAAGGCCTCGGGCCAGCGTGCCAAGATTGCTGCTCGAAACTTCGCCTTCGGTTTCTTTGTCCCTCTGATGATCGAAGTTATCAGGCTCACGCTGCTTCACGACGACAAGCAAAAGGTCATCGACGTCGCTGGTGGTCCCATCACGGTCAACCCTAAGGACTGGACGGAGCGCAAGACGTGCTCAGTGTCCTTGCACCTGGGTTACGGAGAGAAGGACAAGCTGGCCGCCACGATCAGCCAGACGTACGAGAAGATGGCTAAGGACCCCTCCTTGGCTCAAATCTTCACGCTCGATAACAAGTACAACATGATCATGGACGGCATGAAAGCTGCTCGTCTGCCGCGTGCAGATGCGTACCTCACGCCTCCCTCTCAGACCCAACCGGCACCCCCAGACCCCTTCAAGACCAAGGAGCTGGAGATCAAGGACAAGCTAGCGACCGCAGCCCTCCAGCAGGGACAAGCCGCAGGCGACAAGAACCAGAAGCTGCTCGCTATCGATAGCGAACGCATCAACGTGGACAAAGCGAAGCTTAAGCTCACCGCGATGGACCATGACCGCACCAACGACCGCCATGACCTCGAAACTGCAGCGAAGATAGACATCGGAGAGCGTGAGATGATCATGCTTGAGAAGGCTCCTCCTGCGGCT